TGCCGGTCTCGGAGGAATAGACCAGGTAGCCGCCCAGCGCGGCCACCGAGGCGGTGATGATCCCACCGGGGAAACCAGCGCCGCGAAGATCGCGCCGATCAGCCCCAGGGCGGTCCCCACGGCCGAGAGCACCGTCAACAGGCCCCCCAGGCCGAAGGCGACCAGCTTGACCGAGAGGCCCAGGGCGATCAGGGCGGAACCGGCCACGGCCAGGCCGGCGGCGACCTTCAGCACGGTGTCGAATAGCTCGCGGTTGCGGCCAATGAAGGCGGTGATCAGCCCGGCGAGCTTGGTGGCCCCCTGGGCCACGTCCGCGATCGTGGGGGCGACCGCCTCGGCCAGGGCGATCGCCACGCCCTCCGCGGCCGACATGAGCATTCGGAACGTCCCGCCGAGGGTCTGGTCCATCTGTTTGGCCGCCCGGCCGGCGTAGCCCTCGAGATCCCCCAGGCCCTTGGCCAGGTCGGCGGTGGGGCTGGCCAGTTTCAAGGCGGCGGCGGACCCGCGGCCGAATAGGCTCTCGAAGACGGCCAGGCGGTCGGCCGATCCCATCGAAGCCGTCGCTCGGGCTAGCTCCTGCATGATCGAGGCCAGGGGCCGCATGTTGCCGGCCGCGTCGGCCACCTGGATCCCCAGGTTGGCCAGTTCGGTCCGCTTGGCCTCCTGGGCCAGGTTTTTGTAGGCGCGGGCCAGGCTGGTCCCGCCCATGCTGCCCTTGATCCCGTTGTTGGCCATCACGGCGAGCATGTTGGCCACGTCTTCGATCTGGGCCCCCGCCTCGTAGGCCAGCGGGGCCACGTACTTCATCGACTCGCCCAGGTCGACCAGGGTCTGGGCCGACCCGTTGGCCGTGCCCGAGAGGACGTCGACCACGCGTTGCATGTCGTCGGCGCCCAGGTTGAATCCCCGCATGGCCGCGGCGGCGATGTCGGTGGCCTCGCCCAGGTCGGTGGCCGTCGATCGGGCCAGGTCGAGGGTGTGGGGGATCGCCGCGAGGATCTGGTCGGCGTCGAAGCCGGCCCGGCCCATGGCGGTCATGCCCTCGGCGACCTGGCTGGCGGTGAAGCTGGTGGTGCGGCCGAGTTCCTTGGCCCGTTGGGTCAAGGCGGCGAACTTCTCTTCCGTGGCCCCGGTGACGGCCCGCACGATGGCCATCTGGTCGGTGAAGCTGGCGAAGATCTTGGTGGCCACGGCGAAGGGGGTGGCGATCAGCGCCGACGACTTGACCAGGTTGCGCCCGACCGCGTCGGCCGATGCCCCAAACGATTGCATTTGCCGCTTGGCCTTGGCCAGGCCGCGGACATACTGGCTATCGCGCAACAGCAGTTCGACGTAGGCCGCTCCGGCTCGGATCGCTGCGCTGCTCATGCTGGGCCTATTTCTGGTAGGGGTCGATCAGGGCCTGTTGGATCAGGCTCTCGGTCACGTCGGGCGGTAGGTACTCGATGTCGGCGTCCGGCTCGTTCTGATGTAGGGGGTGGTAGTCCTTGGGCTTGCTCTTTTCGCCCTTGCCGGCGTGGCAGTTGTGCAGCATGGAGAGGATCGCCGCGGTATGGCCCCAGGCCGCGTCGGCCCGGCCGTAGGCCATCACGGTCAACTGACCGTAAGTGAGTCCTCCGGGGTCAATCCCGATTGCTCCCGCAATGCGCCAAACTTGTCCCCAAGCCTCGCTAGCTGTTTCTGGGCCTCGATCTCCACCAGGTCGAGGTTCTGCGCCGTCAGTTCGTCCGCCTTCTCGTAATAGGTCTCCGTGGTGTCGATCACCTTGTGAAGCGCCCGGCGGACCCCCGGGCGGCGCATAAAATCCGCAATGGCCCTCTGGAAGGCGCGGACGGCCGCCTCGTGCGAATCCCCCCCGAGGCCCTCGCCAAACTGCTCGGGGGTTAGGTCCCGTTTCTCGGCCTGCTTGGCGCAGCAGGCGTAGAGGGTGGCCCCGCACAACAGCAGGTCGTCGTCGAGGCGGGCAAAGAACTTCTGCGCGGCGTTCTCGTCCTGCTTGACTAGCTCGAGGACGTCGAGGCCGAGGTCCGTTTTGAGTTGGCCGGCCAGGGTGAGATTGAGCGCGATCGACCATTCGCGCCCCTCGTTGTCGGTGAACTTGGGCATGGGGTGGGCTCCGTGGGTTGGGGGAGTCGAGGGAGGGGGTCTATTCGGCGTCTCCGATGTAACCGGACTTGAAGACCGCGGCGGTCACCGCCGAGGTGGCCACGTAGATCCAGCCGGACGTGTTGGCGAATGCGTTGGTGTGCATTCCCGAGATGTTCTCGTAGGCCTCGTCGGCCGTGAGTTCGATCGTCTCGTCGGCCGTGCCGTCGAAGTCGTGGGTCACGGCCACCCCGGCCTGGTCGAGGATCATGGCCCAGGCCTGCAAGCCGGCCGGGTGGCAAGCCACCTCGATCTGGACCATCCGGGCGATCGTGACCACGGTGTCGACGTCGGGCAGGTCGTTGCCCGAGCCGCCGTCGACGGTGACCGCGGCCCCGCTGACGGTGGCCGTCATTTCGACCCGCTTCTCGGCCGTGCTGCCGGAGGTCCAGAAGACGGCCACCTTGTCGCCGGTGGTGATGCCGTGGCCCGAGGCGGTGATCACCCCCGTATTGGCGTCGGTCCAGGTGGTGACCGTGCCGGAGGTGGCGGCGTCGATGGCGACCTGGACCCCATTCTGGACGTCGCCGGTGGGGGCGCGGTTGCCGGTGATCGAGAGGCCACCGATGGATATGGTGTCGATGATCGACCCGGTGAGTAGTCCCATGGGGAAAACCTCCTAGAGGCGTTGTGTGGGGTGGTGTCGGGGATCAGTTGGCCGAGAGAAGGGCCCCGACCTTGAGGGTCCCCGCGGCCGTGGTCCCGTTGCTGATGAGGACCTTGTCCACGGCGTTGCCGGTGATCGGCCGGGTGTGTTCCTGGTCGTTGCTCCAGCGGTAGGGCTCGTCGGCGGTGATCTCGATGGCGAACAGGCTGGCCGAGGCGGAATCCTGGAAGTCGAGGTGGGCCCGCTTGTTGCAGCCGATGGCCAACATGGCCATGTCGTCGCCGTCAAAATCCATGTTGATCTCGACGGCCTCGCAAATGACGACCGCGGTGGCTTGGGCCGGCAGGACGTCGCCCGATCCGGCGTCGACGGTGACGTCGTCGCCGCTAACCGCGGTGACGTTCATGCCGTAGCGGACCCCGCCGGTCCAGTAGACGTCGACGGTGTCCGAAACCGAAAGGCCATGGCCCGAGGCGGTGACGACCCCGGTGTTGTCGTCGGTCCGCGTGCTGAGCGTCCCCGAGGTCCCCGCGGCCAGGGTGTCGGAGTAGGTGACGGCGGATTCCTCGCTGCGGGTGGTGGTCGAGTTGATCGCCACCCCGCCGATATTGATGGCGCTTCGGATCGTGGCGTCCATGGGATGGGGCTCCTAGGGCGTTTGTTGGGTGGGGTGGTGGTCGGGGATCACGACTGCCAGGTCGGGGCCCGATTGACGTTGGTGGGCTTGATCGTCACCGGAACCCGCATCATGTCCCGCAAGGGTTCCTCGCGGCCCCAGCGGACAACCTCGAAGTCGGCGTCGATCCCCTTCCCGCTGGCGGCGTCGAGTTGCAGGAAGGCCAGCACGGTCCCGGCGAAGAACGCGGCGCGGATCGCCTCGCAGGCGGTGTCCGCGGAATCCCAGAGAAGATCGAACTCGATCGACCCGGACAACAGGGTGGTCGTCGTGCTTTCCCAGGTGTCGCCGCGGACCGTGCTGTCGGCCTCGCCCTTCTCTAAGGCCAAGGTGACGTCGCGGGCGTTGGTGACCTCGGTTCCGGCCGTACTGCCGGCGGTGCCGTAGTACAGCTTGCCATTTAGGCCGATTCGTTTAGCCATTTGTGTCGCTCCTCAAGCGCGGGGGGTGTTTGCTTGGGGGCGACGTGGAAAAAGGGGGTTGTCGAGTTATAGCCAGGCGGCGGCCCGTAGCTTGGGCAGTTCGCCTTGATTGGCCTCTAGGGCCGGGCCCATGTAGGGCCGCGGTTTGTAGCGGACCTTGTAGGGACCGCCCTGGCGGTCCTTGCGGACGGCTGGGCCGCCGTGTTCCAACAGCGCGCAGCCGGGGAGCGTGGATCGTTGGACCTTCGACGCGGCGCGGACCGGGCCGATCAGGACGCGATCGGGGAGGACCGCGAAGCGGACCCCCTGCTTCAATCGTTTGGTGTGGCTCTTGGGGGGCTGGCCGGGTTTGCTGGAGTCGACCCGGCGTTTCATCTTCAGGAACTTGCCCCGCTCGTCGCGCCGCTTGGGGCCGGTGCGGACCTTCTTGGCCTTCTTCATCGACCGCCGCGCCGTGGTGCGGACCGATCCGCCCGCCTTGAACAGGAAGCGGCGATCGGCGCGCTCCTTCTGCCGGTCGAGGCCGCGGAAATTCAAGTTGGAATGGAAGCGGGTGGCGATCATTGGACCAGGAAGTAGCTAACGCGCATGATGGCGGTAAACTGGCGGTGCTTGTCGAGGTGTTCGGGCAGGTAGGCCAGCCGGTCCGGCGTTCCGTGTTCCAGGCCGATCCAGGCCGCCCCCACGGCGTCGAGGTTGGCGAAGCGCAGTTGCGTCTTGATCTCCTCGACCAGGTCGGCCAGGGGGTCGAGGGTGTCGTTGTCGACGTCGTTGACCTTCTTTCGGATCCCCACGTCGACGGCCATGGTGTGGCCGGTCTCGTTGCGGTTGACCACCTCGGCGACGTCGCCGGAGGGTGTGACGGTGACCGTCAAGGTCTCCACGTCTTTCAATTCCATCCGGGCGAAGTAGGCGCGGGTGGCGGTGAACGATTGGGAGTAGCTCCCGGCGTTGATCCGGTCGACCACTGCTTCGGTGAGGTCCTGAAGTCTCTCGCTCATGCCGTGTCGATCTCCTGGGTGAAGACGCGGCAAAGCTGGCCCGAGACGTCGTAGCTGTAGCAACGGCCGTCGGGCCCGGCGTTCACGAGTTCATAGACGACGGTGGTTTCGCCCTCTAACGCCCAGATCTGGTCGCCGGCGGCCGGAGTCGCCCGGCCGGATGGCAGGACCAGGTCCTCGCCGAGAAATAGGAAGTCTTGCCCCTTCCAGTTCTCGGCGACGGCCCCGTCCTCTTCGCTGGTCCACTCGCTGGCCCCGCGCGTAGCGTCGATCTCGACCGCCTGCTCGCCGCGGCGGTAGGTGACCTTCTCGCCTCGGTTTCGATGCGCGGCCCGGTGGGCTCCCCGGACCGCGCGGCGGAACGATTCACGCATGGGGCCGGCCTGGTTTTCAGAACTTGAGTTCGTGGGTCAAGCTGAGGCCCGAGCAATCGCCGGTCCCCGTCTTGGTGGCCACGATCCGCACGTAGCGGGAACAGTCCGAGGGGATCCGGTAGCGGGCGGTGGCCGCGGCGGCCCCGGCGCCCCCGGCCCCGGTCTGGACCAGGACGGCGTCGGCCAGCGTGGCGGCGTCCGAATAGTCGGAGCTTGCCGCGTGCTGGACCTTGAACGTCATGGTCTCCGTGTCGGGGAGTTGCGTGGTCGTCAGCGCGGGGGCGGAAATGTAGCCCTCGACGTTCTCGGGGCGTTCGCCGCGGGCGTTCAGCGCCCCGAGGTCAAAGCCGCTGGAGTTGACGGCCCCGGCCCCGTTGCTGAGGGCCTTGGTCTCGATGTAGTTGGCGTCTCGCCGGAGGCGGTTGGCGCGGTCCATGGTTTGGATTCCTTGCGGGGGTTGCGTGTAGGGAGAATGCCCGGGACCAGGTCCCCGGGCGGTCGATCGACCTGGTCCCGGGGAAAGGCCCTAGGGTTGGGATCAGAGGGTCAAGGCCTCGGTGTCGAGGATGGACTCGGTCACCAGCAGCGGGACCCCGCCGACCTCGGTGGGCGTGGGGGCCGGCGCGCCGGTGGCGTTGGTCGCGGTGCGGCTGGAGCGGAGTTGCTCCTGAGAGCGGCGAGTACACAACAGGATGTCGGGCATCATCCCGGCGGGGAACTTGGCGAAGAGGCTGAAGACCAGGGCGTCGGTGAGGCCCTTGCCGCTGTCCGCGGTCAGCTTCTTGATCCGGCCGCACGAGTAGACCGAGGCAACCTGGAAGCCGGGGTAGGCCAGCAACTCTTGATGGTAGGCCATGTAGGGATTGGAACTGCCGTCGGTGAGGCGAACCTCGGTGACGTCATCCATGGCCAGGGAGCCGTTTTGA